TTCATTAACTATATCTTCGACTGTAAGTCAGTTTAAAAACTCATCACACACTTTATTTGATAATGGAATAAAATTGGGATCTACAGGAGAAACTTTAGACGCTTATGAAGAAGGTACCTGGACTCCTGTTATGTTTAATTCAGCGTCGCCAAGTTACACCTCAGATGGCACATATATAAAAATAGGAAAAAAAGTTACAGTTTGGTTTTATATTAATTGTACAGTAGGCGGGAGCGCAGCAGTAGCATCTTATATATCTGGCCTGCCATTTAACGCTGTGGCTGTAAACGGGAGAAGAGGCACAGCTGTAATAAATCAAAACACTGGAAACTCAGCAAGTGTTAATTATGTAGGCGGTAAACCAGGGGGAGCAACTACAATTATATTACAAAAATATACTAGCGGAACTTCTTATGTTCTTGCAAACGGAGAATGGCCTAACTCTCAAGGTAATTTCAGCTTAAATAATAAAAAAATAATAAAAATGGCAATTACAAAACAAAAATCAATAGAAGAAATACAAGTTTCTGGAGAATATAAGCAAATATTTGTATTAGAAGTGACTACAGTATTAGAAAATGGCGTTGAAATATCTAAATCTAACCATAGAACTAGCTATTTACCAAGCGATTTATCTAAAATAGTAGATCAAGAAGTATTAGATATAGCTAATGTAGTTTGGACACAAGCTATTAAAGACTCTTGGCAAGCTTACTTAGACTCTATACCATCTCCAGTAGAAGGTTAAAATCCTACAAAAAGTAGGTACTAAAATTTAATAAAATGGAATACATAAGAAAAGTGTCTGTTGGCTCAGACTACAAGTCGGCAATGAACTATATTGTAGGGCAACCAGTTCTAAGAACATACACCATACATGTTATCAAACAGGAATCCGATGGTGAAATTAAAGTTTACGTAGAGAATAAAAAGAACGAAGTTTTTCTTTGGAAGAGTTTTAGTGTAGCAATGCCTTCTTCTTTAGAATACAATGTAAACTATTGACATGAAGTCTCCGTTTTCTTTTATAGTCAAACCTCAGGGAGGTCAACGCTATGATAACTTAAGCAAACACGGTGATGGTAGATTAATAAAAAGCACTTCTCAAGAAGACCATACCGCTACTAATAGGTTTGCTACAGTAGAAGAAGTTCCTATCTTATGGGCCTTTAACAAGGATATATCCAAAGGAGATACTGTAGTAGTGCACCATAATATTTTTAGAAAGTACTACGACATGAAAGGGGTAGAAAAAAGTGGTCCTTGCCATTTTAAAGATGATTTATACATAGTAGATGTAGAGCAAGTTTACTTATACAAAAACAAGGATAAATGGAATTCAGTAGGAGATTATTGTTTTATTAAGCCAGTAAAAAGAGATAAAGATGTTATATTGTCTGTAGATAGAAACAAGCAGTTAGTTGGTGAGGTAAAATACGGAAATAAAGATTTAAGAAATTTAGATATTTTTGAAGGAGATAATGTTTGTTTTTTACCTGATTCTGAGTATGAGTTTGAGATTGAAGGGGAAACATTATACAGAATGAAAACTAAAGATATATGCGTATTGATATAAAAGTAAAAAAACTTAAGGAAGACATCATAACCGCTGGTGAAATAGCTGTAAAAGAACTTATAAAAGTAGCTAAAGAGGATATTATAAAATACGATGCTGAAGACGATTTAGCGGCAGATAGATTAAAGAATGCAGCAGCTACTAAGAAGTTGGCTATATTTGACGCATTTGAGATATTAAAAAGAATACAAGAAGAACAAGCCATCTTAGAAGAAAGAACAATAGAAAAAGAAGCTTACCAAGGATTTGCAGAAAAAAGATCAAAATAGACTACATAAAGTTGTACAAGAACTTGTACCACAAAGTGTTATAACCACTAAGAACAAAGCTAAGACTTGGGAGTATGGGTATAACGAGAAGTACGATATTGTTGTTATATCTAAAGACGGCACATTAGGAGAAGTGTATGACATACAAGGGGTTAAAGTAGGGCTTCCTAAACAACCTAAGTCTATTAATACTAAGTTCAATAAGTGGGTTGCTAGTGAATTACCTAAAGAACTAAAAAGTATAAAAACTATATTTGATTGGCAGAAAAGAGATAATAATTTTAAGTCTAAGTGGGTAGGTTATGTAGAGGGAGAGTTTGACAAAAGAGAGTATGGAGAATGGTTTACTAATAATGGAGAGCCAACTTATATTACAGGAACTCACTACATGTATTTAAACTGGACCAAGATTGATGTAGGTAAGCCAGATTTTAGAGAATCTAATAGAATATTTTATTTGTTTTGGGAAGCCTGCAAAGCAGACAAGAGAAGTTTTGGAATGTGTTATTTAAAGAACAGACGTTCTGGATTTTCATTTATGAGCTCTTGTGAAGCGGTTAATCAAGGTACTATTACTAGAGATGCTAGGGTAGGTATACTATCTAAGACAGGTTCTGATGCTAAGAAAATGTTTACTGATAAGGTGGTTCCTATTTCTAATAACTATCCATTCTTTTTTAAGCCTATTCAAGATGGTATGGACAAGCCAAAAACAGAACTAGCTTATCGTGTTCCAGCAAGTAAGATTACTAAGAAGAACATGGATAAGAAGGATGAGTTATTTATGGATGGTTTAGATACTGTTTTGGACTGGAAGAATACTTCAGACAACTCCTATGATGGAGAAAAGTTACTTCTTCTTATACACGATGAAAGTGGCAAGTGGGACAAGCCTGAGAACATACTTAATAATTGGCGTGTAACAAAAACTTGTCTAAGACTGGGATCTAAAATTGTAGGTAAGTGTATGATGGGCTCTACTTCTAATGCTTTAGATAAAGGTGGCGAGAACTTTAAGAAGTTGTTCTACGATTCTGATGTAAGTAAAAGAAATGCCAATGGACAAACAAAATCTGGATTGTATTCATTATTTATACCAATGGAGTATAATTTTGAAGGATATATAGATGAGTATGGTCATGCAGTATTAGAAACTCCAGAAGAACCATTAGTAGGTGCAGATGGAGAAATGATAAATGTAGGTGTAGTAGACTATTGGCAAAATGAAGTAGACTCACTAAAGACAGATGCAGATGCATTAAATGAATTCTATAGACAGTTTCCTAGAACTGAGTCTCACGCATTTAGAGATGAGAGTAAGCAGTCTTTATTTAACTTAACTAAAATATACCAACAGATAGACTACAATGATTCTTTAATAAAGCAAAGAGTATTGACTAGAGGTAAGTTTATGTGGAAGGATGGCATTAAAGATACTAAGGTAGTTTGGATACCGGAAAAAAATGGAAGGTTCTTAGTTTCGTGGACACCTAAACCAGAGATGCAAAATAGAGTCGTTACTAAAGGTAATCTTTACTTTCCAGGAAACGAGCATTTAGGTTCTTTTGGATGTGATAGTTACGATATTTCAGGAACCGTAGGTGGCTTTGGATCTAATGGAGCTCTTCACGGTTTAACAAAATTTAACATGGATGAAGCTCCTAGTAATCAGTTTTTCTTAGAGTATGTAGCCAGACCACAAACAGCTGAAATATTTTTTGAAGAAGTATTAATGGCGTGTGTATTTTACGGTATGCCAATATTAGTAGAGAATAACAAACCAAGGTTGTTGTATCACTTTAAGAATAGAGGCTACAGAGCTTTCTCTATAAATAGGCCTGATAAAAGTAAAATGAATCTATCTAAGACAGAAAAAGAACTAGGAGGCATACCTAACTCATCTGAAGCTGTAAAGCAAGCTCACGCTGCTGCAGTAGAATCTTATATTGAGAAATATGTTGGTCTAGATTTAGATTCAGTTTACAGAGATCCAGATGAAATGGGCTCTATGTATTTTAGTAGAACACTAGAAGATTGGGCTAAGTTTAATATTAATAACAGAACAAAATACGATGCTACTATAAGCTCAGGTTTGGCTATTATGGCTAATCAAAAAGGTTTGTACCATACCCCAAAGAAAGAGTCAAAAATAAGCATTAACTTTGCAAGATATAGTAATAAAGGTGCATTGAGCACAATTATAAAGTAAAAATGAAAGAACCAGTAATTCTAATCAACCCAACTACCTTTCCTAATCAACAAGCCACAGACGCAGAAAAGAACTCATTGGAGTACGGAATGCGTGTTGGTGAAGCAATACAGTATGAATGGTTTAAGAGAGATGGTAATAGTTGTAGGTTTTATGATCAGTGGGTAGAGTTTCATAGATTAAGATTATATGCAAGAGGAGAACAACCAATAGGAAAGTATAAAAATGAGATTGCAGTAGATGGAGATTTAAGTTATTTGAATTTAGACTGGACACCAGTTCCTATCATACCTAAGTTTGTTGACATTGTTGTTAATGGCATGGCAGATAGATTGTTTGATGTTAAGGCCAGTGCGCAAGATGCAATGTCAGCTGAAAAGAAACATCAGTTTCAAGAGATTGTAGAAGCAGATATGGTTGCTAAACCAATGTTAGAGGCTACTGAGGAGATGTTTGGTATTGATATGTTTAACACCCCTAAGCAAGATTTACCAGAGAGTGATCAGGAGTTAGCGTTGTATATGCAAATGAACTACAAGCCAGCTATAGAGATTGCAGAAGAAGAAGCTATTGATACTATATTAGAAGAGAATCACTATAAGCAAAGAGTTCAGAAGCAAGTCAACTATGACTTAATGGTGTTAGGTACTTCATTTGTTAAACATCAGTTTTTACCTAACTCAGGGATATCTGTAGAGTATGTAGATCCAGCATCATTAGTTTATAGTTACACTGAAAGCCCAACTTTTGATGATTGTTTTTATTTCGGTGAGGTTAAGCAAATTCCAATAACTGAACTAGTTAAGATAAAGCCAGATATTACTCCTGCTGAAATGGAAGAGATTGCTCAAATGTCTTCACTTTGGTATAATTACTATGGTATTGTTAGACCTTATCAAGATAGTTTATTTCAAAAAGACGTAGTAACACTACTGTATTATAATTATAAAACTACTCGAAAGATGGTTTATAAGAAAAAATACATGGACAATGGTGGTGAGAAAATAATAAGAAAAGACGATTCTTTTAATCCACCAGAAGGAGAAGAAAAGTTTGAGAAGCTTGAAAAAAGAATAGACGTTTGGTATGATGGTATAATGGTAATGGGAACTCAAAAAGTTTTAAAATGGGAGTTAGCTAAGAATATGGTTCGTCCTAAGTCTGCTTCACAGTATGCTTTACCTAATTACATTGGTGCTGCACCAAGAATGTATAAGGGCGTTATTGAGTCCTTGGTTAGAAGAATGATTACATTTGCTGACTTAATACAAGTGGTTCACCTTAAACTACAGCAAGTAATATCTAGAGTTGTTCCAGATGGTGTGTTTATAGATGCTGATGGACTCAATGAGGTTGATTTAGGCACAGGTGCCGCATACAATCCGGAAGACGCTTTAAAGCTGTATTTTCAAACAGGTAGTGTGATTGGTAGAAGTTACACTCAAGATGGTGAATTTAACAATGCTAGAGTTCCAATACAAGAATTAGGTACCAACAGTGGTCAAGCTAAGATGGCTAGTTTAATTAGTTCTTACAACCATTACTTAAATATGATTAGAGATGTGACGGGATTAAACGAAGCTCGTGATGCGTCAACACCTAATCCTGATTCATTAGTAGGGTTACAAAAGTTAGCAGCTTTAAATTCAAACGTAGCTACCAGACATATATTAGAGGCCAACTTACAGATTACTCAAAAACTTGCTGAGGCATTATCTTGTAGAGTGGCAGATGTATTGGAATATGCAGATTTCAAAGATGAGTTTGCAATGCAAATAGGAAAATACAACGTGTCTATATTAAATGACATCAAAGATTTATACCTACATGATTTTGGAATATTCTTAGAAGTTGCACCAGATGAAGAACAAAAAGCGCAATTAGAAGCCAATATACAGACAGCCTTACAGCGTGACCAGATAGATTTAGAAGATGCCATTGACATTAGAGAGATTAAGAATCTTAAAATGGCCAACGAACTTCTTAAACTAAAGCGTAAAAAGAAACAAGAAAGAGACGTGGCTAGGGAAAATGAAAAGATGCAGATGCAAAGCCAAATGAATATGCAGTCTCAACAAGCAGCAGCTCAGTCTAAACTACAGGTTGTTCAAGCAGAAACCCAGGCCAAGATTCAGATAGAACAAGCAGAAAGTCAATTTGCAATACAGAAACTACAACAAGAAGCTACCCTTAAAAAGGATTTAATGGCTGAAGAGTTTATGTATCAAATGCAACTAAAAGGTGTAGAGTTAGATAGTATTCAGCAGAGAGATAAAATGAAAGAAGATGCCAAGGATTCTAGAATATCTAAACAAAACACAGAGCAATCTAAATTAATACAACAAAGACAAGATAAACTTCCACCAATAAACTTTGAATCAAACGAAGATAGTTTGGATGGTTTTGACTTAGCAGAGTTTGAACCAAGGTAGAAGTAAAAAAAAGTTACTAACTTTGTACAACTAAAATCAAATCAAATGGATAATATAAAAGTAAGAGCTCTGGATGGTGCTGAAGAAAAATCAGTAGCTGAAAGAGAAGAAGATCTGCTAAAAAAAGCAGGTCAAGAACAAGAAGAGACTACAGTAGAAACAACAGAAGTCCCAGCAGAAACACCAGTTGTTAGCGAGGAAACTAAAGTTGAAACACCTGTAGAAGAGAAAGTAGAGGAGAAAGTAGAAGAGAAACCCTCTTTAACAGAGGAAGAAGTTCTTTCATTTATTGGAAACAGATATGGTGAGGAAGTGTCGTCATTAGACGATTTAACTTCTAAGCGTAAAGATTCTCCAGAGATTCCTGAAGAGGTAATTAATTACTTAAACTATAAAAAGGAAACTGGAAGAGGATTAGAGGATTTCATTCAATTAAACAAGGATGTAAATTCCATGGATGAAGACCAGTTGCTGTTTGAATTTTGGAAACAACAAAAGCCTCATTTAGATTCAGATGATGTTGATTTTGAACTTAGTGAAAGATTTGCATACGATGAAGAAGTAGATGAAGCTCCAGTTATTCGAAAAAGAAAAATAGCAAAAAAGGAAGAACTTGCAAAAGCCAAAGAGTACTTTAACAATCTAAAGGAGACCTATAAAACGAAAGTTGAGTCAACAAAAGATTTTATACCTGCCGAGGAGTTGAAGGATTTTGAAGCTTACAAAACAAGTAAGAAGGAAACACAACAAACGTTAACTGAGCAAAACAAGAGGTCTGAGTATTTCTCACAAAAAACCAATGAGTTATTTAATGACAATTTCGAAGGTTTCGAATTCAAGCTAAATGACAAGGTAATGAAATACAAACCTGCTGATTCAAATAAATTAAAAGAGTCACAAGCAGACATCAATAATTTCATATCAAAACACTTGAGTGAGGAAGGTTACTTAAAAGATGCCGCTTCGTATCATAAGTCACTTTCATTAGCTATGCACCCTGATTCATTTGCCAAGTTCTTTTATGAGCAAGGTAAGTCTGATGCAGTAAATGACATAACTAAGGAAAGTAAAAACATTGACATGAATGGTATTCGTAACGCAACTCAATCGGTGTCTAGTGGAGGTTTTAAAGTTACAGCAGTTAGTAGTAGTAGTGGTTCTGGATTAAAAATAAAAAGTAACAAAAACAAAAACTAACAACTAAAAACAAAAAAAATGGCAGGAAATTTATTAGCCGGTGGAGTTTCATTAACTCCCAGCTCGGTAAAGGCGGCTTTACCAAGCAATTATATCACTGATTTCAACTTTTTGAGTCAGTATTTACCAGACACTTATGAGAAGGAATTCGAAAAGTATGGTAACAGAACAATCGCAGCATTCTTACGTATGGTAGGAGCTGAAATGCCTACTAACTCAGACCTAATTAAATGGGCAGAGCAAGGTAGACTACACACAAAGTACGAAGGTTGTACTACAACAGGAGCTGATGGTGCTACTGCTGCAACTAATGTTCCGTGGATTACTGCGGGTGGTGCAGCTTGTAACTTTAGAGTAGGTCAAACTATCTTAATTTCTTTGGATGGTGGTACTACTTCTAACAAAGGTATCGTTACAGCAGTTGGCGCTGGTACTGCAGCTGGTACAGCTGATTCTTTCGAAGTAGCTTACTATGAGGCGGCTCAAGCAGTAGGAATGAATGCTGGTACAGCAACTGTATTTGTATATGGTTCTGAATTTAAGCAAGGGTCTACTGGTATGGTTGGTTCTTTAGAAGCTGAAGATGTATTCTTATCTAACAAGCCAATTATCATCAAAGACAAGTATGTTGTTTCTGGTTCTGACATGGCTCAAATTGGATGGGTTGAAGTAACTACAGAAAACGGAGCTACTGGATATCTTTGGTATTTAAAGTCTGAGCACGAA